ATAACCTCAAGATCGCTATTCTCAAATATCTTAAATGTGTAGTTAAACGCAGTAGTAGATCCGTCACCTGAGTATGAATTTCTAACTGTTGTTGATGATATGGTCATGGTTGTCCTATATAATTATTTTACTTTCTAGGCAATAATTCTTTAGCACTTTCTTCGTCTAAATCAAATTTTTCTTCTCTTAATCCAAACTTTATTTCTCTAGCATTTTCAACTGCTTCATTTACCTCTGTATATTTTTCTAACATATCTTGTTTTGCTTGTCTTTTAAACGCATTATAAATGCTATCAATGATAATTTCTTTGCCTCCCCTATCATTTTCATTACCTTCTTGTCTAAATTGATAATCACTCCCCTCTATAGTCTGTTCTAATGTTTCATATAAAGTTATTCCATTAATCTCAGTTTTTCCTATTCTTTCTACCCAATAATTATGAGCGGATTGACCATTTATTTCATATTCATCTAATTTAACTACTTTTTCTAATTTACGATTTGGTTCGGGTAATCTTCGTTTTAATCGCATAATCTCAAAACGAACTTTATCTTCTTTTACATCAGATCTTCTACCTACCATAAGAGGTCCAGCAGTAAGACCAAGATAAGATATAGCTCCTTCAGGATTTGCATAAAAAGATGTAGGATTTTTTTCTATGGGTTCACCAGTAAGAATATCTCTTCTTTTTTGTAAAAATTTGTCTTTTGAAAGTAAAGGAACTTTTCTTAAAAATTCATCTGCAAAACTTCTTGCCTCATAAGATTCTTTATCCGCTTCTATAATTCCCGGTATTCCTTGACCTATAAATGCTTGATAGGGAATTGCGTTTCCAATTTGTCTGCCAAAGTATCTTGAGAACGCATCAGGATTATCACTTTCTATTACATCAAAAACATCTGCCACACCTCTCATATAGGCTTTATTCACAGAATTTTTTGCAGCATTTGCGACAGCGATAAATATTGCATCTTCCATGTCTTTGTCTTGAATGTTATCTTTGTTTTCAATATAATCTGCCACAATACCAAATCCAAAAAAACGAGGGTCCATTCTGTTATATTGTTTATATGTAATTGTGCCGTCTTTGTTTTTTTGAGCTATTGAATATGGTTGCCATCCATTTGCTTCCCACTGTTTTCTTATTTGATAATCAGTTGGACCTGCTCCAGTTATTTTTCTATATACTCTTCCATCTCTATCCTTAATATCCTCTGTTGCCAAAAGATAAGCATAAACAGCAATAGATGATCCCATGATTTGTCTGCCGATGACATCAGCTCTTGCTCTTCTATCTCCAGAATTCCAAGCATCTCTCATTGGCTTTGTAAATGCACCATAAACAGGAATACGAGTTTCAAATTGTCTCCATAAATTTGTCGGTGTTCTGACAAAAGGAGTGATAGGTCTAAAAATTGGAACAGTTTTTAAAAACGACTGAACTGCACCACCTATGTTCAAATACCTTCCATCATCTAATCCATTCGTAAAAGTTGCCTCTCTTGCATTTTGTAAAGCTCTAGCTGCAATTTCATTATCTACAACATTTGCTCTACCATTTTTATCAAAACCATTTTTAAATATCTTTTCTATATTTTCATTTGCTTCTTTTGTTCCAAGTTCAAATCCAAGTTCTAAAGTATTTGCAACTGCCTCAGAATATAATCTACCTCTGTAATTAAGTTGTTTAAATATTTCATCTGAAGTCATTAATAACCTTGTTGGAAACTCAACAATTTTACCAAATAAATCTATTCCACTTCCTAATTTTCCATTTAATTCCAAGGCTTCTGCAGATATAGGTCTAACTGCTTTGCCATCAATAATTTGAATATTATCCTGAGTTCTTTGAAGTGGATCTAATACTGCATCACCTTGTTTAAATGCTGTTCTCACAGCTCTGAAAGTATCGCTAAATTGAAATTTCATTCCTTGATACTGAGCAAAACCAAGTTGAAATGTTTTTTTATCAAATCTTGCTGCCGCTCCTAACATAACTTCAAAAGGTTTAAATACTGTTTCATAAGCATTTGAAGTAATATTTATAATATGAGTAAAAGTTCCTGATAACAACGAATTAATATATAATGAGTTGTATGCTTCAACATATTTTGCAAACTTAGATTTAGATACCTCTTGAACTATATCTTCTGGTTCTAATACTTTTACTTTCTTTGCAAGAACAGCAGGATTGGAATTGTAGTTTTTAAAATAGTTTGCAATCTTATTTATCTCTAATACTTCCCCACCGGATCTTGAAACTTTAATTCTACCAGCTTGAGTAACTCTCGCAGCTCCTCTTATAATTTCTTTTGTTTTGTAAAAAGTTTCCGCAATGACTTGACCTCTTAAAGCAACCTCTTCTTTTGCTTCTTTTGACCATTTCGAAACATCATCTCCAAATTCATCAAGATATTTTCCTGCAACTTTTTGATAATCAAAAGCCAACTCTTGTAAAACTTGTTTTGTTGCTAACATTTTAACAACACCTTCTTTTGAATCTTTTTCTTTAAATACAGTTTTTAAAACTTCATCTTTATCTCTTGATAAAAGAGTTGCTAACTCTTCTGCTAATTCATTTTTTAAAACATCATTTTCTAAATATTCTTTTGTGACATCGTCAAAAGCATTATCAGTAATATTGTCAATAGTATGTAGAACTTCTTCACCACTTTTAAATGCACCTGTATTAATAACTTTACTAATCCAAAGTTCAGAGGCTTCTTTAACTTTTTCTTTTGATGATTTAATTGTTTTAACAGCTTCTTTTATATTAATAGATGAATGTCCTTCAAAAGCAGCTTTTTTTCTTCTTTTAGTTTTTTTTCCTTTATCAATATCATTAATAATATCCGCAGTTTCTTTTTGAATTGTAGCTCTTGCGTCAAGATCTTTAGTTGCTTTCATTTTCTTAAAACCTTTTATAGCATGATAAATCTTCTCAGCTGTTTTTGGTGTTCCCTTTATTGCAGTTGCAGCAACATCTACAATTCCTCCTAACATCATTCCCTCTAAAACATTCTTTAACCTACCTTCCATTTCTGTATCGTTTTCATTAGTTGCTAAATATTGAGTAACTGCATTATTAAAAACTGGAGAATCAAATTCTACAAGCATATCAGATAAACGACCTTCATTGGGATCAAAGACAGTAAGATCAGCAACACCACCAGCAATGTAAGCTCTTGCTCTACCTAATTGATTGTAACCTTTTAAAAATTTAGCAGGTCCAGCATAGCCAGTTAAGAATCTTGATATACCCTCTGTAACTTGTCCTGCTTTTGTTTGTGGTTGATGAAATTGTGGTAGTTGTCTTTTTTCAGAATACTTTTGCTCTTTCCATTTTTGAGGTGTAACTATTCTTGGAATAAAATCCTTAAATGTAGTAGTTCCATCTCCATCACCAAATTCAAGTCCACCAAGAGGAATAATATTTTCTTCTAAAAAATCACCTTGTGCCTCAACTGCATTAACAGCTCCCTGAGGAACAGAAAGTGCCATATCTTCTAAAGTATTCCAAAAGCCAAAATCTTTTTCATCAGGTTGTTTATTTAAACCAGCTTGAATTGGAATAATTGGTTTAGTTTCGCTCTCATCTATTTCTAAAATACTTAACACCTCTGAAGATAGTTGTGTTGTCATATTATTCCATTATTTGAGTTGCTGTTACTTGTTTTTTTAATATTGGTAAATAATCATTTAAAAATGCACCAATATCCCCTATTGTTTTTTGCTTTCCATTTTCGGTAATCTTAGTTACATAACCTTGAGCCTTTGCAATTTTTTCATATCGTAATCTAGTATTCGCATCTAACTCACCTTGACTTAATAACTTAGCATCTTTTACTACTCTATTTTTTTCAGCAACAATATCAAAAGTATCTTCAGTAAAAGATCTTGATTTAATTTTTGAAAACTTTCTGTCTTTATAAATATTGCTTAAAGTAACAGATAAATTTCTAATAAATGATTTTTTTTCTTCCAATGTTGCATCTGGATTTGCATCCAAATAATCTGTAGACATTTGTTCAAATTCAGCTTCAATTTCATTTGCAATATTTTGATCTTCTAATGTTGTTGGGATTCCAGAACCTTTATCTGTTATGCTTTTTAATAATCCATTTTTGGCATCTTTAGAAAAATCATAATATAATTTATTTTCTCCTGTTTTTCTTAAAACGTTTTCATGCCTTACTTCTTCAAGATTAATTTTTTGTTTCAAATCTGCTATTTGTTTTTTAATAACAGATGATGGTTTAAAACCATTTGATCTTTCTAAATCTTCATATTTTTCAATTAAATCTTTTGCTTCATCAAAATTTGAATTTTCATCAGACGGAGCAGGAACTGATGTTGGAGATTTAACTGTTGCAAGACAATATCTTGCAGGCGGCACAGGACCAACTCACGGTTATGGTGTC